AGTAGAAGACTCTCCAGCAATAGCAGTAATCTTATTCCCAGATACACCACCAAAAATACTACCTGAGACCAGTGCGTTAAAAATGAACGAACCTGTGTCAACGTAAGTTTCTGTTTCGTCGATGTCTGCAGCAAGTTTGGTATAGTCATCCCCAATCTCTTTTACAATATCTTTTAAAAAATCCATCACGCTACCATCCCGTATTGTTCACGAAGTATTTTTTTATAAGGCAGGTCTTGCTCACGCAATTCCTTTACCAGTTTGAGTTTTTGATACAATGCAGTATCACCACCAAGAGCCATTGCTTTTACAATAGTAGCAAGCTCATTGTCGTTAATAGGAAGATCCATTAAAAGAAAAATGATTCAAGGTTTACAGTTTTTTCGACAGACCATCCAATCGAATCTAGGATAGACTTGAGTGGCTCTACGAAACTCTTTTCAAATTGTAGGTCATAGTCGATGTACTTGTCAAGACCAAGTTCCTTAGGAAAGTCTTGAATGAAGGAGATAATGTTCTCCTGGATGATATTTGGTTTTTTCAAATAGAGAAACTTAATTTTTTCTCCATTACCAATAAGTGAATATTTATTGGTTAGTTTTTTGTCTTTCACATAATGATTAAACAGCAGTGCTCCACGAATGTGAATCGGAGTTCCCTTCATATAAATGTCCGATGAAGAATGATATTTTCGAACATCAGATGCTGTCCTTGGAAAAGCGATAGATTCTGGAGGAAGTGTCTTGAATTCACGGCGACATTGTTCGATAAATTCAATAACCTCATCTTCAGTTCCGTTCATCATGAGTTTTAGACCATCCTTAATCATCTGACGGCAAGGAGCAGGTGTAGAAGACTTCACTGCTTCAATGCCCATCATCTTCAGTTTGGGTTCATTGTATTGAACACCCTCACTGTTCCATACGTTGAGAATGTATCGCTTCTTTGCGGTCCAAATACCACGTTCAGCGATATTCTCACGCTTCATCTGCATTTTTTGTTCATATGCCGAAACGTAATCCGCAAGTTCCTGATAACTGGATTCGATGAATGGTTCCAACTTGTCGTGACAGATCTTATCAAGTATGGAAACAATCGCTGCTTTATCGTCAGACTTATTACCAAAAAATTTAGTAACAAGAGGTCCCATATTAAGATAGATTGAATCGGTATCCGATGCAATAACATAGTCTACTTCTTCAGTTTGCAAAAGTTTATTTAGATATGTATTTACTTTATTCTCAATCCAACGAATAGAGACTTGCCCAGAGAGTGTAATCGCTTCTGCGTTTGCGAGTTTGTAATATCTAAAATACTGGTTACCAATAGCGCCATAAGCAGAGTTCAATTGGATCTTGCGAGCCATCTGAATGTTGTTGCATCTTGCAATTTCCTTTTCAAGATCCTTTGTCTTTTTCTTTTCATACTCCTGCTTTGCTGCAAGCATTTTCTTCTTAAAGATAGTTCGATCCTTATAGATCTTTTCCATCAGTTCTGGAAGAAAACCACGAACATCTTTGCGGAACATAGCACCATTAGCACAAACGGCATAGTCCTTATACAACTCAAAAGTAAGATCTTGATTAAGAATCTTATCTACAGTAGCAGAAGGATGCCTTTCGTCCAGAAGAGTTTCTGGTGATATGTTGTATTGCATAATCAGGTGAGGATATAGTGAGTTCAAGTCAAAACTCACAACCCAGTCATACTTTCCAGGAATCGGTTCCTTCACATAGGCACCAGCATACTTAGAATCCTTATCAGAACGTTCCTTTGGGGGAATAACGATATTCCTTTGCTTCAGATAGTTGTAAATAATGGTATCCCACATACGGACTTGTGAGAATACATCAGCATAGTTTGCCTTAGCGTCATAAGCCATAGTGACGGCAAGTTCAATAAGTTTCATCTTGTCTTCCATACGGTCAACAAGTTCCACGTCAATGATGTTGTACTCTACAAACTTTTGCCAACCGTGCGTATAAAAGTCCTTGAAAGTATCAAATTCACTGTGATCCAGTTTTTTCTTACCAAGTTCTACACTTGCAATGTAATCTAGACGATACGATTCCTGTGCTTTATACGTGAACTTTTTATAAAGCTGAAGATAATCAAGTTGAGTGATACCACCAACATCATAGGAAATGTGTTTGCGACCAGCAATAAAAGTTTCTCTTTCAGTAACTAGACCCCAAGGTGATAGTCTTTTCATCAACTTTTCACCAAGAATTCTATCAATACGTCTTACTAGGTAAGGAATATCATACAGTTCACTGTTCCACCCAGTTACAACTTCTGGAGTATTTTGCTCAATCATCCACCAGTTGATAAAATCATCCAGCAACTCATACTCTGTCCTAAAACCCTTATAGATCACATTATCTTGTTTATTTGAAAATGAACCCTTACCCCAAGTACGAATTTGTTTAGTTGCATAGTCCTGGATAGTAATAAGAAGTACTTCCTCAGCAGCAGATTCTACATCAGGAAATCCATTCTCCGATGCAACCTCAATGTCCAATGTTGTGATTTTGATTTTATTTGTATCAAACTTAATCTCCTCTTCAGGATACATCTCAGAAATATACTGGTAAATATATCCAGTATTTCCATAGATTTTAAAGTTTTCTACCCCCTCATACTTTTTGATGAACTCACGACAGTCACGAACACATCCTGGTTGAACTGCCTCCACATAATCACCAGTCAGAGTTTGATATTTGGTTTTTTTGTTTGCGGGGACAAAAAGGGTCGGGTTGAACTTCTCACGAGTCATGAAGTGTTTACCATCTTCATAACCACGAACCAAGAAGTGGTCCCCGACCATTTGGACGTTTGTATAAAAGCGCATTATGCTGTTAGTTCAAGATACTTTTCAATAACTTCTTCTGTTGGGTCTGCGATGGTTAGAATATCTTCCGACCGAATCATTAATTCTCTCTGATTTGTTGCCTTTGGCCAAGGAATCATATCATCAATTGTCTTGAATAGATATGGGTTAATCAACCTACAGTTTGGATCACCTAACTGAGCATCAACCTCAATAACCTCACTGATAATAACATTATCAACGTCCATTAGCAAGCACTTAATCGACTTGTCCATTTACTTTCTCCTGATACATTTCAATAATAGAATTTAGTGGTTCAACAATAGTTACAATCCAGTCTGGAGTGACGAGAACATCTTCATCTTCGGTCAACAGAATCCATGGAGACAATGTAATCTCTACATTTCTATCATCAATAGCATTCTCATCTTCAGTAAGAAGAAGAGTTCTATTCACCTGAACCTTATGTGGTTTATTGAAAACGTAACCACGGACGCTATCTTCAGATACAAGTTCTTTTATATCAGAAACAACTTGTTCACCAGACTTCAATAATACAAGTTTGATTGACATTAATTACTCAACTCCTCAAGTCATTCTACCAATAAAAAGGGGAGGTGTCAACTGGATTGTGCCAGTTACCTCCCCGTCTGCGCCGACGATATTCGATACTATTTAGAGATAGTCCTTACGTGCGTGATGTTCTGGAACTACTTTCCCAAGTACGATCCGTAGAAGTCCGTCTTCGAATACAACTTCCCCGACTTCTGTGTCGTCGGATAGAGTCCACGCTCGTTTAAAACTTCTGCTAGCCACTCCCTTGTGGATAAACGTCCGTTCCGAGTCGGCATCCACTTTTTGTCCTTCGACAAAAAGCTTTCCATATTCCGTGAAAACATTGACTTCTCCTTTCTTAAAACCTGCGAGTGCAATTTCTAAATGCGACTCTACGTTATTTACCTGAATAAGGTTATAAGGTGGATAATTTGTTGAAGTTTCGTGAAGATTAAAGATACGATCAAAGTATTCATCCATACCAATACTGTTTCTTGTGATCCTTTCCATCAGGGCAGGAAGATCCGCAGCAGTATACCTTGTGAGGTTGGTCATTATAGTAGCTCCTTTAAAAGCGAGTTTGTGTTGTGTGGACCCTTACGGCATCCACTACTAATTATACAAGAAAACATAAAAA